ATGAAGTTATTCTCACCGTCAAATCGCCAAGACCGTAATTTTTTTCAATCAACTTATCCAAAATATTTTGCTCCATTTTGATTGTATCTACGACATCTGAATTAGTTATTCGAATATACCCGGATATTTCACTCATTACAATTCCGGCCAATGTTAGTTCCGGATGCGAAATTGTATTATAAAGAGTAAATATATCTACGATTGAATACGTCATTACCGATTTGACTGTTATTGTTTTATTATCCAACGTAGAAATGGTCTGAATGGGTAAATCTACAGTTCTTAATCTTATTTGCTGAACATATATTTGATCAATAAACGGAATTTTAAAGTAGAACCCCTCTTTCAAAACCTTACAGTTTTTACCAAATCGAATAAATACAGCTTGCTCCCATGGAGTGACGGTAAACCACCAAGAAAATATTTCTTTTATAAACGAAATCAATTGTCCAAATACTTCCATAATTTATTTGTTTATAGTTATTTACTCTTCGTCATTTAATGATTTAAACTTACCAAATACAGTCTCACAAACTTTTTTCATTCCGGAAATTAATCCGGATCCACCTTCTTTACATCTTGAAAGAAATATCCATTTATTTCCATCATCATAAACCAACATAGCTGCTTTAGTTTGCAATCTATCGACAGCTGCTTTAAGTATTTCTTCATCTGTTAGTTGAGATACAGGTAAATCTCTTATTTCACGAATGTTTCTCATAATGCTCTCCTTAGTGAGTGATAACGATAATATGTGCTTTCAAGTAGCTTTAAAATTATTCTATCAGTAGCTTTTTCCTTTGAAAGTTTAGGAGCGACCTTGACAACTTTAAAATATGGATTTACATAAGAAGTATCGATATAAATTAATCCGGCGAACTCCGGAACTTCATCGACTGAAATAAGATCTTTCGGAACTATATAATAAAAGTAATTCACGCGGGATCCGGATTGAAGGATATCATATTTTACATGTTTGCAAGGCTGCCATACACCATCTATTTCTTTGTTTCCAGATCGTTGTTTCTTTGCATCGGCTTTAAAATCCGCCCGGGTAATTTTCACCTCATATTCGTACAAATATCCGGACTTAGTCAGTTCAACGATATCACACTCCCAACTACCAATGTATGTATTCGGGAAAACCTTCGTTTGAGGCTTATTCCGTAGCACGTCATTGATATACGATTGTATGATATCGTTAGCTGAAAGCTTTTGATCTACAAATAGATTAGGTTGATTGTTCATTGTTATTCACATAATTAATTATGGATTCATGAGAAAAAGTATTCAAATATGCTTCTTCGCTTAATTCATAATCCCAAAAACTTAGTTTTCCTTTTACGTTTTCAATTGGATTATCGAAAAGGATAGGATTTGCAAGTACCCAATTATAAACAGGGACTTCAACCATGAATATTTCGCCAGCAATCTTTTTTTTCTTAATGGCTGTATGTTGAGCCCAAATAGATTCATGATTGGGTACGCAATCAACTATTTCAACCGAACCGATAATTCGAGAAGTTTGTTTATATGAATCAAATACATGGATCATAGTATCTACATCCTCCCCTTCAAAGATTAATTCGGCTTGATCTCCTGTAAATATTTTATATGGTTCTTTATCTGGTATTCCGCTCGAATGAATAAGTATACGTTGTCCTATATACTTTTCAGGGCATTTCCAAGTACGGTTTTCAATAGGTTTGATATTAGCACAGATTAACCATGCCCAGGGATTTTTTACTGATAGTACTTTCATAGTCTTAATTATAACGCCCGTTAGAGTTAACGTGGTGGGTCTTCACGTGTTGTCTGTGTTGAGGTTTACCGTATAAACCATGATCAACACACCCGGAAAGGAATAAGGATATTACAGCCAAAAGAATTAGTTTTTTCATATTTTATTTATTAAATCGTAAATAAATGCGAGAAGTAGTAGTACAATTACGAATAAACCAAGAAAAATGGCTTTTAAATTACCCAAAGAATTCTGTTTCCTTAGTTCTTCGTTTTCAAATCGATATTGATCAGGTGTTTTCATTTTGTATTATTTTGTAACCCATTTCTTTTAAAAATTGATCAACAGGTACCGGGTTAAATCGCAATAACCCTTTTGGATTAGATTTTAAATTTTCCGGATACGCGCTTACTTTATGTTCTTCAGCCCACTTTATGAATTGAGCAGTTTTTGAAAACTCAATTTTAAGAGCGAAAAACTCCCAATTAAATAAATCCTTCGATTGTCCGGTCGGATTAATTAGAGTGATTGATTTAGCCATTTTTTAAAGATTCTTCATATTCAGTTCTCATAACCGGTTCGAGCACTTTCCAACATTCCGGACAAAACCAATTACCAGCTGAGTCGCTTTCCATATCTTCAATATCAAATTCTTTGTTGCATGAAGTACATTCTTCAAGGCATTCATCCCCGCCAGTGAATATGTTGTACTTTCGAGTTACATTACATCTGGCATCGGGAAATATCCCAAAATGCTTTTGAATTGATTCTTTCCAATATACTTTTGCAGGAAAGTGAGCGAGCGTATTCACTACTTGTAAATTGAAAGATCTAAGTTTATTATAGAAGTGTTTATCTACTTTTTGACCTGACATAAGGCCTATTTTGTATAAATCACAATATCCCAACGATAGACGAATCATTTCGTAGCTTCTTTCAAAATCAATGATAGGTTCAATACTTGCAAAGGTCTTGAAACCCGCTTCATGTAACAGTTTCATGCCTTCAATCCGTTCCTGATTAGTTGATGCTCCCCTTTCAAGTTCATCATACCCTGTAAGAGTAAACCCAAATGCAATAAGTTTTCTCCATTCCCGATCGGCATTATCAGAATTGGAATGATTAAAATAATTCAAAGTACTTTCGACCCAACCGGCTAGTTTTGTAAGTACTTTAACTGGAATTTCGTGTGCATTACAAAACATAATTGCCTTCCAGGTTAAATCCCAAAATTCAGTCAACATCGGATCTGTTGTAAAAGAAAAGAAAAGACCGTGTTTTTGAAGTTCTGTTTTATTGATTAATACCTCTTTTTTAAATATTTCAAAAGCGGTTATTTCATTAACCAAACATTTTTTAAGTTGAGGTCTATCCATTCCCATAACACCTTTAAGAATACCTTTTTTGCAATAACAGTATTCACATCCATTTGAGCAACCTACTACTAAATTACAACCCCAATAACTATATTCCCTCGCTGCTCCGCTTGGATTATATATCGCCTTACCATTGAATTTTTTCATACTATTTTTCCTTTTGATTTTTGAAAATAAACACTTTCCAGGTCTTCTCTTTCAGTTGCGAAACAAAGCGGGTCTTTTACTCCTTGAGGGCAGTTTTCACCCTTCTCTTTGAAATAGCACACTCCGCAATGAAATCTATCATACGTTCGTCTACAAGTTAGTTTGATTCCTTGTAAAACTGTGAGTTTATCGATCTGCAAATTCCTTAAATTTTTCACGCTTCCTGATGTATTAGTTCAAAATAAATCCTTTTACCGTCTTTTCTTTCAGTTGGCATACAATTTACTTTATCACAGGTTTCGCCCATTCCAGTGTGATCAAAACAACACTTGCGGCACACTGGCAAGTGATTATTTCCTACATGTTCCTTACATACGACATTTTCGCCTCCAATTTGACCCTGTTGATCAATTATAAATTCTTGCTTTCCCATTTTAGATTAAGATTAGTGATTTAAACTGTAGTTGCTTCAATGGGTTCCGGTACTTTTTCTTCAAATACAAATAAAATACTGGTGCAAACATGCTTTGCGTGTAGTTCTGCTCTGTAAATCTCGATATCCTGAGTCTCAATTCTTTCTTTAAGGACTAATTTGTCCCCGTTTACCATTTTTAAAGTAGCTTTTGTAATTACGTACATAATTTTATTATTTTAGTTAAACATATCTGCTAATAAATCGAGAGTACTTTCACTTACTTCATCACTTCCACCCATAACGGCGTTGGCGATTCCTTTTTTTGTTTGAATTATTTGATAAACACGTTCGTCAATTGTATTTCTACCTGAGAAATACCGTGCTGTAACACTGTCCTTCTGTCCCATACGGTGTGCCCGGTCCTCGCATTGGCAACAATCTGCATCAGTCCAGGGAAACTCAACAAACGAAACATCTGAACTGGCGGTAAGCGTTAGACCGACTCCGGCAGCTTTAATCGAGCAAATGATAATATTTGTTTTAGAACTATTTTGAAAACTATCAACGGCTCTCTGTTTTTGTTCTTGATTTTCCCTTCCTGTTACACATACGGACGATGGAAAAGCGTGTTTAAGTTGATCAACTACGATATGAAGAGAGCAAAATATAATCATCTTTTTTCCACTTAGCTGGAAGTCCTTTACGCAGTCTATAACCTCTTTTACTTTCCCTCTTGCAGTAATTTGTCTAAGTAGAGTTAACCGGACCATTGCAGCACTTTTGAGTGCATTTTTTATATTTTTATCAGTTGCTTCTTTATACTTCTTAAGATATTCTTTCAAATTATTTTCAGCGAACTGGTATTCTTCACGGTTACTAATCTCAACTGTTACAAGTTGTCGAACTTTTGCGGGCAACTCTTTTAATACTTTTGCTTTTTCCCTTCGGAACATGCAATTTTCGTAAAGCATTGCGCTCAATACTTTCAAATTTGATGATTCGGTAGGACCGGCACAGAATTGTTTTTGAAAATTAATGGATCCACCAAAATCATTAAGCCGGCCAATGATTGAAAGTTGTGGTACCAGGTCCTTTGGTTTATTTACAATCGGGGTTCCTGTTAATCCGATTACATAATCTTTCCCTTGTGCTATTCCTTTGCAATAATTACTTTGTTGAGTAGAAGAAGATTTACAGCGGTGTATTTCATCAATAATGACCGACTTAAAAATCTTCACATTCTCCTTAAAAATCACATTTTTGAGTGAAAAATGCTCTGATTGTTTTTCATGCAATACAAAGTATTTCTTCAAAGATTCGTAATTGACTATGAAAACCTGATAAATACCCTGGTTAAAGTAATAAGGCCAATTATCACGCATTTCATCGGTTAATATCATTGCCTTTTTATCGGTAAACTTTGACCATTCACGCTCCCAATTGATCTTTAAAGAACTTGGACAAATAATAAGACAAGGGAATGATTGCGCTATGTTGATTGTTGCAATGCTTTGCATACTTTTTCCAAGGCCAGGCTCATCGGCATTAATGCACCTCTTTAAAACAAGTCCTCTTGCTATTCCTTTGAGTTGATAGTCGCGCGGCTTTAGCTTTAATTGATGCGGAACCAATAAATCTGGCATTTCAGACTCAATACTTTTCTTTTGCCAATCAACCGGTCCAAATCCTTTAGCACATTCAGCGTAATGTTGAAGTTGAGCTAAAGAGGAGCGGGGTACATTCCAGGTCTTTAAACTTGGAATGTATTTTGCCCCCTCAATCTTCTTTATTTCACTTGACAATCTTGGATGAAAGTCAAATTCAACAATATATAAATCCGTTGATATGTCAAGTTGTATAGTCATTAGATAACAGGTTCGAGTACTAAACCTGATCCTTCAAGTACCGTTTCAAGTTCTTCAAGTTTTTTCTTTCTCTTGCCATGACCTTTAATGATAAGATTACCATTAATCCCTGAAGCAGCATTAGAAAGTTCAATAGTCGCTTCGTTGGCTTTATCAAATTCAAATTCCTGTTGTTTTATACCGAACTTATCATGAAAAAGATATTGATCTACTTCGTACGAACACATTTGAACATCCTGTCCAAGTTCTTCAGAGAATTCATAATCATCCTCGTACTTTGTAAAAGGAGCGATAAGATTCAGCACTTTTCCTGACTTGAGCAATTTTTGACCGATAATTGTCACACCTTCATGTTCGTCAGTTCCACCAATCACATAACCTGTGATCACATAATTATCCAATTGACTGATATCAAAATCACTGATTGTAGCGTGAGAGATTAAACTCATTTCAGGCTGCTCACATAACATTACTAAATGCACTTTCATGCGATTAAACGAAGCGAGAAGATCAGCATGAATAATTCCGCTACAATCCTTGTTAACGGTATTAATATCAGTTGCTGTGTTCTCTTTAAAGATCACGTTACAACGATCGTTTTTGATAGTCGCTTTACTAATTTCATTTTTTGTTACTTCCATAAAATTTATTTTGTTTAAAATTGAATTGTGGTGTGTACAGGATTCGAACCTGCACGTGTTCCTTTTCCAGTTTATTACGAGGGCTCGAACCTCGTCACACGTTAGCTATATTTCAAGCCTACTGTTGCGTCTACCAATTCCGCCAACACACCGATTTACTAAATATCTAACCACATTGCATTTGAAAAAGCAGATCGACCACAGACAGTACAGCATACACTACCACCACGTATCTCTTTTTCATACTTAACTTGATTATCGGGGGTATCAGGAACTTCTTCTTCATCTGAAAGAATTAGTACTAATCCATCCTCATTGCAAGTATGATCGGTAGGTTGTCCACCACACATGAAAGCTGTAGATGTTTCGCTTAATTGAATTATTTCACACATAATTTTATTTTTAAAATTGAGCCCCCGATAACTTCATTTCTTCTTTTGCATAACTAAGTAAAGTTATCATAGATGCTGATTGATGTGTACAGCTTGCGTTTAACCGGTCCAACCAATCAACTAAATAACTTTCTTCAATACAGATACTTTTTAATAGCGCGCTTTGAACAGCAGCCGCTAAATGAGCCTCTTTTGCGATGCTAATAATAGTCTTTTGAATCTCTGAAGTTTTCTTTGTGTTCAAAACCATTTTTGCATCTGCCAACATTTTTCCTGTGCGTGCCGTATATACAGCCAGTTCCCGAATTCGTTGTTGAATTTCTGCCGGATTATCCGAACAATGGATTTCAAGATAATCTTGTATTTGCGTTGCTTCTTCGTTAAGTGTCATTTATAATTTGTTTATTTGTGTCTGACATTAAAATATCGATTACTTTAAAAATACTCTGATCTCCAGTG